GTAAATAACTATAAAATATATCATGTCGAGCTTGTTCTCTCTCCTGAGGTTAACCTGTCTCCTTTGTACAACCGGTTCAGGCAATTCACAGTAACTCACCATTTATTGTAACTAACATTAAATGCTCACCACGTTCTGCTCCTTCTTGGATCGGCGGCGCTTCTTGCTTCCACTGATGGAGATGTCCTTGGTGGTGTCTCCGCTCTCGACTGATACGAGATCGGATAGATCATCTGATACACTAGGTGGTGGTCTGGATGTCACTGGATTGCCTAGCAGTCCTGGAGGAATCATCTGACTGATGTCGATACCAGGCCCACGCATCTCCCGGCGACCACCATTTACTGATGGATTTTGAGGCTGTCGCTGCGCATTCTGGACAGCCTGCATCATGTTCTGAACAAGCTCTGGATTCTGCTTCATGACGTCGTTCATGTTCGGAACAGCCGCCTTGAACATGGAGCTTGTCAGGTGGAACATCATAGCTGAACCACCAACCATCATCACGAGCTTAATCTCAGGTGCAACAGATACCTTGTTACGGTACTTGGCGTACAGATCTTCAAAGACAGTGTCATACTCTTCGATATTCTCCATCATCGACTCAGACCAACCATCCAGCTTTAGATCAAATGGATCATATCGCTTGTTCATAAATTCCAGACCAGTCACGCATGCCATAAGCATTCGCCGCTGAAACTTGATTGACTGGTCCGCCTCTATAGAGTATGTGATGCGATGAAACTCGGTGCGAAGCTCCTCCACATCGTTATGCACACCATACTTGCGACCAGGACTGAAACCCTTTTTCTGTAGGCGATGAAGCTTGTTAATTAGATCAGCCTTCTCTTCCTCAATAGTATTGTACCCCTTTGATGGGGCTTCTGCCGTTGGTGGTGGAACGTCGTACTCACCTGCCTGGAACTCCTCTTCTTCATTCTCTACCTGCGGCTCCTCGAACATCTGCCGCTGATGAGCTTTGCTCGTATTTACAAATGCACCAACATCAGCCGGAATGGGTTCAGTTTCTTCCGGCTTCCTGAGAACCGGCTTGGGCTTGAAAGTAACCACCTTCTTTTCAGGAGGCTTGATTGAAATCTCATCGAGAAGCGCAGCCTCATCAGCATCCAGATCCATACTGTCTTGTATGAAATGAAACCAGACACTTTAACGCAAACATTTTCCAAGCTACTACAAATGGCCAAGAGTGGTATGATGACTGTTGGTATCCTTGCTCTTCTTTTAGTTATAATCATGGGCATCCGCATGCGTAGCGGGTATGGCTCCATATCCACCGATCAGGGTGAATCAGTCAAGTCAATCTTCAATTCCCGCGAGAGCGCCAAGTGTGTGCCGGGTCCTGGCAAGGATGCCAGCTACTACACCGGAGAAGGTTCAGGCGGCTTCTGCGGAGCCCAGCAGGCTGTGCACTTCCACGGTCATGAGTACTCCATCACTGATGGAATTGGCGGTCCCCTTCTTTCTCGCACATAAGTATGGGTTCATTCTACGTATACGCCGACTCTAGAAATAGAGCACCTGGAACATTCGGCAATAGTTACACATTGACCCTTACAACTCCAGTGAGGAATGTAAAACGAGTAGATCTAGTAGTCGCCAAAGTTCCAAACTCTCTTTATAATATAACCCAACCAGGATCAATCCAAGTCAACTCGAATACATTTTCAATAACCCCAGGATTCTACAATGCACCATCACTTGCAGCAGCAGTAAGTTCAACCACAGGTGTTCAAACAGTGTATCTACCGAATCAGGGCAAGTTTCAGTTTGCGAGCAATGTTACAGCTTTGACAACCGAGATGCAGAATGCCCTTGGTATATTTACGGGTAATATGTCGAGCAATGTGATTAATCTATCGACGGAGGAGTTTGTGTTTTTGGACATTATGGAGCTTCGTAATAGAAGTGTCATTGACGCCAAGACACTCGTCGGGGAGACTTATGCAGGATCAACAATTGCAACATCATTCGCCATGATTCCCTTGGATGTCTTCTCCGGACAGTTCAAGACCTTCAAGGAGACCACCGACTATAAAATGTCTGTATCCTTTGATAGCCCTATTCCAAGATTGACTCGACTCACCATCAGCTGGCTCAATAAGGATGGTTTACCAGTCAATTTTAATGGCCTCGACATTAATTCTTTTGTTCTACGTTTCCACTGTCTAGCTTCAGCCCCTGAACCAGATGAGGAACCTCCGCTCGATGAGGAACTTTTACTACGAAAAATTCAACGGGCTGTAGAGGACGCCGTGCCAAAGCCCAAACCAAAGTCACCATGGAGGTTTGCAATAATCCCATTCTTATTTGCGATACTGTTCCTTGTCTCGCGTACACTGCGTGGCGGAAATAAGATTTAGAATTAGACATATAATCGAACTCACAAATAGAAAAGCGATGAACATCTGCAGAGGTGACCGGTTCGCAGCCTGCTTGTAAAACAGAAAGCTCGTAAATGCGGAGACGCTGCAGGTTATAATGCTCTGTACACTCATACCGAGGCAATCCATTGAGATTACCAGAGATTAAATGTCCTCAGTCCACGAAACTGAAATTCCACACGCGGCTACACTGGAAGACGAGTACACACCAAAGCTCAATGTGTCGCCAGGGTACACTAAGAGCTCCTGATCAGTAACATCAACTGTTTCTGAGCTTCCAGCGGTAGTAGTCATTGAAAAGATCTGAAGTCCGCCAGTAATTGTAAATCCTGTAACGTTACTCGAAACCGTCGATTGACCCACGATTGTGTTTCCAGTATCGGATGTGGTTCCATTAAATGGTGTAAAAATGAGACTGTTCGTTGGATTCTTGATGATGCGTAGATTCAGTACAGCAGTTGTATTGTTCTTGTCATTTCCAGAAAAGGCAATCTGTCGCAAATGCACTATAGAAAAGTTAAGCGTTCCATTGAAACTTGTAGCATTGTGTATAGTAATCAGATTTGTAAGTGTCGTGGCTGAAATTGCCGAGAATGAGTCGAGTGCTCCCTTTGGTCCTAATAGTACACGAGTTCCCTCGAGAAATTGCCCAATTGAACCTGTACTCACTGTAACTGCGTTTGCACTTGTGGTACTGATGGCCTCAACTGCAAATGGCATTGATGGATTACGAAAGTTTGGATGTGTAAGGTTTCCGGCATTTTGAACCATATGAACCAGTACCCATCGGCCATTGAAATCATTCACCACGTAGAACCATATATTGCCACCACCTAGATACTGAAACTTTACCTGATACACATTCATCTTGGTCGGATCAAGCACCTTGCCAGACTTTGTTCCACCAAGCATGGTATCAGAGTTCCACTGACTCTGTGGAACCCAGTTGTCAGTACCATTACAACGATACAGAATACCGAAACTAGTACCGTTAAATCCGAATCCGATTCCGTCGGTTCCATTTCCAATTGCACCAGCAATCTGAACTGATCCCGGAAACCCAGCAGTGAACATAGCACTGAACCTAGTCTTGGCACCCTGACCGGATCTGTACTTTACGTATCTCCTTGTCGTCAAAATGGCAGTAGAATACTGCGAGCTTGTACTCACATTCGCCATGCCAAGGTACCACCCAATGCTTCCACTGTTACTTGTTGAATTGCTTACAAACTGCTGATTTATACCGTACACAAAGTCCACCTGATCTGTCGGAGTGTCAATCGCACATGAGAGTTCACCAAATGCACTTCTCGGATCTACTGCGGAGACCACCAACGAATTTTCTCCGTTACTCGCAATCTGCTCATAAATGTTTCCGCCATTCGTCTTGCCCCAAAGTAGAGCACGGGTATTCAGCGTGTCAGTGTAATCGTTCATTTGCTCTGCTAGACGAGCAGTCTTGACAGCTATCCTAGATTGTGGATGATAAATAGTCTGAATGGTCAATGCAGTCATTGGAGTAGAGTCATTGACGTAGACAACCCGGAAGTACTGCAGCTGCATCGTTGTGTCAAACACGAATCCGTTTGCAATTTGCGAAGTGACCTGGTTCACCGTGTTGGACATCGAGATCCAGTTTGTACTCGAGTTTGAAAATTGAAGCATAAGATTTCCTGTTGCGTTCGATGGTTGCACATAAAGGGCTACACTGATTGATGCATACTGAACAACATCCTCAGGTACACCGATGAATGAATACCCATCAGATAACGGAGTTGTAGTTGAATTACCGCTGGATACGAT